GGTGCAGCGCCAAGTGAGACACCAGCCCAGCAGTGATTGAGTCGCCCCAATCAAGAGCGCCAAAATCCTGCGGCTGCTCAGTCCGGGGCTTGCGAAGGACCAGCATCACGCAACCGTGTAGGTAATCCCGACGTACTCCAGACCGTTGGTGTTGACCGCGTTATTCCGCAGGTTGACACCCGTCGAGTGAGCCACATACAGGCCCCAAAACTTGGGCATCACACCGCCAAAGCGAGATGCCACGCTGAACGGAAGAATTTCGTAGGCGACATCGGACGTAGCCGCAGGAACAGCCACAGACGCCCCCCAGCGCAGCGCGTTGAGGATGCCGGTATTGGTCAGCGTCTCCGCGCTATCAACGCCGTCTAGCGTGTCAATCGGCGTAGTTGCCAGAGAGACATTACTGCCCCACACATACACCGCAATCGCAGTGTTAGCCGTTGGCGTAGTGCCGACAGAAATCTCGCCGCGCACCAGGCAATCCATGTACTTGTTAGACGTGTTGTCGATTTGGTTCGACTCACGTCCTGACACGAACGTCCCCGAGCTTGCAAGGTTAGCCAGGTCAATAGTAATGGAAGCGGCTGTTGCGTAACTGACGTTCACAGTCGCCATTGATCAACCCCAGCCCATTGCCGTCGAAACGGTCGGATAGTCAATCGGACTTTCGACGGCCATCGTGCTCGGGTTCGCAGCGGTCCCGGCACCAGTAGCGAAGAGCTTCTCCAGCACAGTGGCCGGCCGTGTGATAGAGGCCTTTACCTTGCCGGCACCGATCCATCCAGCGTCCAGCAGTGCCCCGCCAGCTCCGGACGGCACGTTTTGCAGCGCATCCTGTAGGCCCTGCCGCGTCGTCAGACGCCCGGTGCCGAGGGATTCTCGGCCCTGCAGCATGATCTGTAGATTGAGCTGCCTGCCTTGGCACTTGTATTCATTCTGCAGCGCAATTGCGCTGCCGTCTGATACACCGACGGGTGTCAGGTTCGCCCAGGTGATCGCGTCGAGGATGGCGCCCGTTTCGGTGCTGCTGCGCCATACCTGATACCCGCTTGGATCAGGCTGGTTCAGCGCATTGGCGATGTCAAGTGCGCCGTCGCTGTTGGGCGTCTTGATCGATAGTACTGGATCAGCTTGGACGTAGGCCTTCAGCGCGCCCTGTTGTGCGAGTGTCAGACTCATGGGTTCCCCTCAGTGATGACGAAACTCGAAACGCTCACCGGCTGCGTTGCAACGATGGTCGTGGTTGTCAGGTTCAGGTCGCTGCCCGACGTGCCGACGTTGCCATCAAGCACATGGGTTGTGCCGTCGCTCTTGACGATGCGAAACCACGTTGCAGTGCCCGACGAATTGGCGCTCGAATCCTGCGTGATCGCGTTGAGCGTCAGCACGCCAGCCGCTGCGCCAGGCGCGAACGTCGCGTTGCACGTCAGTTCGGCCAGCAGCGTGGTGGCGGTGCCGCCAGTTGCCGGGCGGGTGCCGTCATAGATGCGCAGCAGAGCCGAAGCGCCCGCAAGCGTGGTGATTGCGTCAAGCATCGAATTGCGCAGTGTTGCCGCGTAGGCTATCGCCATGGTTATTGCACTCCAGTTGCTCGGCCATCAGGGCCGCGTGTGATTTCCATAACCGACGCGCCCTTTTGCACGCCGATTGCCCGACCTGATGCGTCTCGAATGATCTGCACCGGGGCTGTGATGTGGTCCGCGAGCTGCTGGATCGCGCCTTGAAGCGGTGCGACATCCATCGGCGGCGTTGCGTTCTTCTCAGCAATAGCCAGCTTCACGTTGGCATCAAGGTCGGCCTTGTACTTGTCGAACTCAAGGCGCGCGGCCTCTTTTTGCATCTCGTACTGCGCGCGGAGCTGGTCAAGCTGAGCCTGCTGCTCAAGCTCCAGTTGCTTCTGCCGCGCCTCCCACTCTTGGCGGTTCTGGTCGATCTGCAATTGAGACTGCATCTCGGCGGCGAACTTGGCTTGGTCGGCCTGCAGCGTCGCTTGGAACTTCTGCGCGTCGGCCTGCAGCTCCATCTGTTTCGTGATCACGCGCGGATCAGGCGGGGCCTGTGGCGGCTGAGGTGGCGGCAATTGCTTCGGGTCGGTCCAGAACTCGGCCGGGTTCTTGAAGCCAGCGTTCTCAGCGATGCGAGATTGCACCGCGAACACGTTAGCCTCAGTCACCACGCGCCCGCCCATCGGGGTGCCCATCAACGCGAACTGCGCTTGTGCGATCTGCTGCAGATAGCCAGCCTGCTGGATCACATCGCCAGTCCCCAGGCCGACATTGATCGTCATATCGAAGCCGTCGCGCCAGTTCTGCGGCTCATAGGCTACGAACTTGTTGGAGAGCTTGAATGTCAGCTTCTCCATGCAGTAGTCCTGCAGCGTCTTGAAGATGCCACGGAACATCGGCGCGACAAGACACTCAGCCATGATGCGTGCCATCAGCTTCATCCGCTTCTGGCTGGCGTTCATGATCATCTGCATACCGCCGCGCGTCTTGTTCAGCGAATCGGCGTCAAGGCCCTGGCTGTAGCGCGTCCACCCGGTGCGGTTCTCCTTGGCGCTGTTCAGCATCTCAACCATCGGCATTGCTTCAATGCCCTGCCAGCGCTGCGCATAGGGCCTGATCGCGCCCGCCACGTTCTCACGCAGCACACCGCCAGGCCGACGATTCAATAGGTCGTCAATGTTCGCCTGCGGATTGCCCTGTGAGTCGGTAAGAACCACCGTCTCTTGGTTGTTCGCCAAGTCGAGATTGTCGAGCTGCGCACGCCAAATCTCAGTCGCGATGCGCTGGAAGTCCGAGACCAGTTGCGCAACAGACAGACCAGCGAACTGGTGCGTCAGGATGTAGGGCGTCCAGGCCGCAATCGGCACATGGCTCACTTCCTCATTGTCTAGGATCAGCTTCCCTAGGCGCGTGATCTTGCGGCGCTCCGTGATGCCGTCGCCGTCGAAATCAACAAGCACGTATTCTTCGATCAGCCAGCCACGAACAGACGAATCGTCTACCGTCTGACCGTCGAAGCGGTCGCGGTCGAGGAACATGTCCCGCAAGTAGCCGTCTTGGGTCTTGCGCTCATTGCTGGCCGCGCGGACATCATCAATCGTCACATCCTCATAGCCAAGCTGGTGTATATCGCTCAGGCTCTTTTGAGTGATGTGCGCGACATAGGCGCAGTCATCCAGCAGGATCGAATTGTGGTTCTTGCTGATCAACAGCTCGTCGGGCGGGATCGGCGCAACCTTGACGATGCCGCGATCCTCAATCGTCTTGATGCGAACGGTCCACAGCTTCGGCGGGGTCTGCTCGCCGAACTCAGCATCAGTCTCCTGCGCGCCTTGCTCCGTCTCTACTTCGCGCTCGCCCTGCGCTTCATCCTCGCCGTTGTCTTCCTCTTTCGAGATCAGCTCGGCTTTCGGGTGCGTTGACAGGTACACCGCCAACTGCATTTCAGAGACGCCCCGGAACGTCTCCCACTTCGGCGTGCGCTTGACATCCCACCACCACTTTATTCCGCCCGTTTTGAGCGTCAGGCCGTCCTTGGCAGCGGTGTAGAGCGTCAGGAAGCCGTTGTTCTGCTTGTAGAAGACATGGTTGCAGGCGTTGGTGACTTCCTCCGCCGCTTCCACATCCTCAGGTCCGACAGGATCGAAGACAACCGCCTTATCACTGCTGATGAACACATCGAGCAGATCAGGAAGCATTCCCTCAACAGCATCAAACACATCCGACGTGATGACCTGAGAGCGCCCCTCAACCTCGGTCCCGTAGGGCATCCGGTTGTAATCGCGGATGGCCTGTTCGCGCTCTTTAGCGATCTGCGAACTTGAATAGTGATAGGCGGAGTCGTGCTCAGCTTCTAGGAAGCGCAGCAGCTCGTCATCGTCCATCTTCTTCATGCTGTTCGCCTGTTTTGGTAGTTCAAAGGTGCCTGCTTCATCATCGGCGGCTGATGAGCCACGCACATCAAGCCAAAGGCGTCTGCCCCGTGGCTTGCCCAATCGTGTTCAGGGCCGAGGCCAATCCCGCGCTTCTCGTCCCGCTTCTCGTGATACCAGCCAAGGGCATCTAGGCCAGGTTGGCACTTTTCCTCGTTGAACCACATGCTTGGGAAAAGCCTGCGGGCTTCCTCAATGCGAGCCATCGCAGCGCCCTTGCCTTGGTTCGGAATCACCGTGACCGCAAAGCCAGCATCACGCAGAGCACTTGCATAGCTCACGTCGTGAACCTTGTCTTGCGTGTCGCCGTCGTGAGGAAGCCAGACACCGGCCTTCTCGTACCCGCTGGCCCGTAGCCAGTTGATGTGAGTCGCCAACGGCTGGCCAACAGCTTCGTAGTAGTCCAGCACTCGAATCTCGCGCCCGATGAATTGGGCTATCCAGATAGCCACAGCATCAGCTTTTGCGCCAGTCCCGCCGATGTCAAAGAACGCGCGCAGCGTCATCAACGGGTCAGCGGCCACCTTGCCAATCCGGCCCTCTGCCCTCGCTGCCGTGATGCCGGAAGCGAAGTAAGCGCCGGATATGACGCTGATGTAGTCGCCTTCCCAGATATGCCGGTACTGGTCTGGCCGCTCCGCCAGGTCACGCAGCCGTTCGCGCTCCAACTTCTCCGGGAACTTCGGGTTGTCTTTCCAGTTGCATTGCACAACCTTGATGAGCTGATCACTCGAATGCCTGAATCGGCCCTCAACTGCGGCCGTCTTGCGCTTCGGGTTCCATGTCACCCACAGCTCGGCATTCCAGTCTTCTCCTTCCTCGCGCAGAGTGGGGATTACAACGTTCCATGCCTCATCAGTGACTGGCTCAGCCTCATCAACCCACAAGATGAGGATGCGCCCCTTCGACTTGATGGACGCAATGCTTCGGTCAAGGCCGACGAACGTGAACCAAATGCGCCCGTCTTTGCTCTTGATGTACTTGTCACCAACCTCGTAGTAATCCGCGAGGAATGGCTCGTCCTCAATCGCCCGCTTGCATTCCTCTAGTGAGGAATCCTCTAGCGAGTTCATGAACTGCCGGCCGCAGACTAGCTGCCCAGTCACGCCAAACATGCCGTACATGTACCCGCGCACGGCAATCATCTTGGCGAATGAGCGAGTCTTTGCAGACCCTCGCCCACCATAGGCGCCGCGAACGTCTGCGCGCCCAGCAAATACAGGCCGCAGAACCTTCGGGAGCTTAATCCTCGCTGTCGAGGTCAACTAGCTCGATCCTGTGGACAACTGGCGCTTCCGGATCACCTTGATGCACAACCTTGTCGCCATACATCTTCGGCAGCATCTTGGAAAGCATCCACTTGCGCGAATCCATCCGAAGCTTTGACCTGGCAACCCGCTCTGTATCAGTGCGCTCGTTGCCGTCGTCGTCTACCCAGGTATCGCCCCTGCTGTCATCGCTGATCTCGATGATCTCGTCAGCCAAGAGTTGGTAGCCGATCTCACGCGCGCGGGTGTATTGGTCGGAAAAGGCTTTGTTGTCCTTCACCCACCCCAAGATCACGGAATGCGTTGTGCCGGCTCGCTCTGCCGCTTTGCGCAGACTCAAGCCATCTGCCAGCAGCTCGCACACCTGATCGGCTATTGCTTGGCTGTACATCGTCTAACCAGTCCGTTTCCGGGTCGCTGGCTCCAATGAAAAAAGCCACCGCATGGGTGGCTGTGTGCGTTCGCCTGGGGCAGTTATCCCCTTGTGGCGGTCCGGGCGCGTCTTCGCTATCGGTATGGGCCGGATACTAGCTCATGTGGTGAGCTAGTGCAAGCTCATTGCGTGAGCTAGTTCGCTTCTGCAACAGATCGCGGCCCTGGTGCAGCAGCTCGGCCAGTCCGTGAGTGCTGCACTTGATGTACTTCGCGGCTTTTGCCGGAGACCCGCCATAGACATAGAACCACCTCAGCGCCTCGCGTGGGTCGTTGTCGATCTTTGCAACTGCCCGCTCGATCAGTAGCCCATCAACCTGATCTGCCGGTATTGACACGCTTAGCTCAGCCCATTGCTCAGAGCTTCGGTACTGGCTAAACATCGGGTGAGTGCGGGATAGTTGATAAGTCCTGACGCACCGCGCCCAATTGACTAGACGGCCATCAATGGTGCGGTGCTCGGGCT